AACGAAAGCTCATACCTGCCGCTGCAGGACCGGCTTGAAGAGATGGGTGCAAAACAGAACATGGTCGGCTATCACGGATCGCCTTATAAGTTCGATAAGTTTGATAGATCCAGAAGAGGCACTGGCGAAGGAGCGCAAGCTTTTGGCGCAGGAGTTTACATTGCTGAGAGTGAAGGTGTGGCCAAACAATACAAGCCAGTGACTCCTAAAGAAAATGAAGGACTCTATAGAGATTCTCTGGATGCCATGAGTATTCAGGATATACGAAAAGAAGTTGAAGAAGTTATGGGAATTGATGCCTCTGATATTACAAGAGATGACATTGATGACTGGGTTATTGATGAACTTGTAAATGAAGATAATACATCAATGAATTCGCGTGGCTTTATTACATCGAGTGAAGATGGATCAAACCTATACTCAGTAGACCTACCAGACAAAAAGATAGCGAAGATGATGGACTGGGACAAGCCTCTTAGCGATCAGCCTGAGATAGCCAAGCTTCTAGGAATGTCTGTTGAAGAAGTTCCTAGCATTGAGGATTACTTAAAGTTAGTTAAGAAAGGCGACTCTGACAATCCTAACTATGCTTACCAAGTAGAGGGAATGCACTCGTCAACGCCAGAGGGCGCTGCAAAGTTTGCAAGGGATAATGCCATAAAGGGAATGCAGCAAAGAACTGGAATGGGTCAAACAGGAAAGCAATACTATGAAGAGCTGGCTAGAGGTTTTCATAGCAATCCAAACATGAACATTATGGACGCTCAATCAGAAGCGTCTAAGGTATTAAGTGAAGCAGGCGTTCCTGGAATAAAGTATCTGGATGGAACAAGCCGCAAGGCAGGCGAAGGCACACGAAACTTTGTAGTGTTTGATGAGAACGATCTGACTGTGCTGACTCGTAATGGCGAGAATGTTAACGCACCACCTAAGCCAATCATGTTTAGGGATGTTGCACAGCCTGATCTTACTCCAGACCAGCTATCTAAGTCGTTTAAAGACGGAGAGATAACCAATTACGGAAGGCAGATTGCCCGGAAGAGAGCAGCAAAAGACATGGCAGGACAGACCGCTGAGGTTAAGAAGCTGTCTGAAGTATTAGGCGACATGAACATCGAGGGCAAAGTTAGCATGGTTGCCACTCAGTCTGACAGGACTGGCATCAAAGACGGCGCAGGTCCGGGCTATCCTTTGATTGGTCGGCAGTATTCAGAGATGGCTAAACTGTATCAAGATCAGTTTGGAGAGGCTCCTGTGCCTAGAATGCTGGATGAGAATGGAGAAATCACTGACTATCCTGTGTGGGCGGTTGATGCAAAAAGCACAATATCCAGCCTAAGAAACAACTTAAAAGAAGAAGGAACTATACTCGTTCCAATGATAGGATCGCCTAATCAACTTCGCACCAATAAAGAAGTGTTTAAGAAACTAAAGAAAGAATTTATGGCTGGCGTTAAGGCCAACAAGTTAGACGCAGATCAGGCTGATAAGATAAACCTTAACCTAGAGGCGCTTACTGGAGATAAGATGGACATCAGAGATCCGTCATCTTGGGTAGAACTTGAGAAGACCTTTGATGGTCGTGGCGCATTGGCTGACATTATGAGCGGAAAGACACCGCAGGCTATAGCTGCAGTCGGAGCAAGAAGTAAATGGCGCACTAAGCTCAATAAGAAGCGAATTGCTGATGGGCTTGAGCCTCTTGACCTAAACCCAAAGACGGCTCCTTTAGGAGCGCGTAAAGGCCAGATATTTGACTACGACAAGATATTAGAGGACTCCACAGAGTCTGTACTTTTGGGCGCTAACACTTTTGACATTGGCCCTTCACTAATTCTTCCTTCTCGGTATAGGCAAAGTGAAACCATGCCTGATGCTCATCGTGGTTTTAAAGAGCAGCTGATGGGAAAGTTGGCCACAGACGACATCTTTACGCCAGCCCCACTTGAGATTGCGATGCCAGACTTCATTAACTATGGTCGAGGTCTTCATATGAAGTCTGGTCCCAACAAAAGACCGTTTAACTCTGGCGCGTATGGCATGAATGCGCGTATGGGATACCCCGGCCAAGGTCTTCCAAGCCAGAAGATAGACGAAGATTATCTGAAGTACCTTCAGGACATGGGCTATGCCGAAGGCGGTGAGGTTGAGGTAGCTGAAGAGGTTGGCTCTGAGTACGATGCTAACAAGATCAGTGCCATGGCTGATGATCTACTAAACGGCAATAGCTACGCTGAAGGTGGTGAGGTTAAGAAGCAGGCAACTAGAGATGACACGATTGGTTACAACGCGCCCAGTTTACGCCGAGTAGTTGGTGATGTTATTACAGACTTTGCCTCTGGTATAGCTGGACCTATTGCATCCTCTGCTATTTCTTTAGGTGAGCAATACTTCACCGACAATACGCTTGAAGAAATGGTGGCTAATAACGAGGCTTACAATGATGCCCTTAACTTCAATCCCAGAACAAAAGAAGCTCAAGCTATTAATCAAGGCGCTATGCAAGGTCTAGGCGCTGTCGTTAACGAGGGCATTGAATACTATGACCGAAACAAAAAGCATCTATCTCCTGAAGTGCAGCAATCCATAGCAGCAACCGGGCAGGCGTGGGAAGACTTAGATCCTAGCACGAAGTTTCTTATAGGAAATGCTGCCACAGTTGGCGAAGTCTTACCCATTGGCGGTGCGGTAAAGGCTGGCCTTAGAGTAGGCAGGAATGCAGTAGATCAAAGAAACTTAAACGCTGCTGCAGGGCAAGTACCCAGTGAAGCTTCTTACGAACCTTTACAGGATAGGCTAGAAGGTATGGGCGCAAGGCAGCTACAAGTTAGAGAGCCGGGCGATAATAACTTCTTGAATGAGTTTGACAGTAATGTTCTTTCAAGATATGGCAACACAACATTTACGACTAAAGATGGCTATACGTACTACCAAAATTCTCTTGGGGAGATAGTTGATCATCTAGATCCTAATTTTAGAGATGAAGCTTACCCTAATCTCATAGAGTTTATGGAAGCAAACCCTAACGCACAAAGAAGTAGTTCTGGACCATCAAATTCACCAATTACTTCACCAAAGACTGTCGCTCAAGGCTTAACTATAAAAAGCACTCCGCTTGCGTTAATGAATAGTGATGAAATGAGCGTTGATGAATTAGTCAAAATTCAAGATCAAATTGACAGTGACATAAGTATTGATGACATTGAAAATGAATTTAAAAAACAAATTGAGGCTGGCACCGCAGACCTTCCTCCAGAGATGTTAGACGCAACGCCTTCCGCTAAGTTTGGTTTTTTAACATCTAAAATGTTTCAATCAATAACTAATGATGAAATATCAAGGACTCCAAAATTAGATTACTTTAATAGAACCTTCCCAGAAGCTGCTGCTGTTAGAACTGAAAAGCAATACCCAGGAGCAACGATGACTAACCGATGGGTCAACACTAAGCTCAAGAAGTATCTGCAGAATGAAATGGGCACAGGGCAGAATGATTCGATTGTTAGAGTAGCTGGTGACGCAGATAACATGCACTATGAAGTCACTAACTTTGATGAGGATCTGACCATAGATGAATTTGAGGATCAATTAAATCTTGCTCAGTACGATGTTAATGATTATGGCATGGATAATAATCCAAACATACTTAGACAAGAATCAGCTTCAGACTTAGCTATGTCATTTGAAGGCGCTTCGGATATGTTATTAGATAAGCAAAAGGCTGGGACTTTTAGGGACGAAGGATCATTTAGAAATAGATTATTAAAAAATATGAGTTACGATCAACGTAATCAAACCCGTGGTATTGATCGAGGAAGAGGTGGTCCAGAAGATTTAATGGATGAAGTATATGAAGCCAATACTTTCTTAAACAAAGTGCCGCCTGAAACTAATATTTTTGAGCTTGGTACATTTACTGCAGAAGATTTGCAACTAGAAGTTCTTACTCAGGGTGTGCGTGAGTTGGTTGATCCAACCAATGCATTAGGCTTGCCTCCAGAGTTGTACTTGCCCGGAGACAAAGTTTTAAAGATGTCAGTTGGAGATGTCTCTGCCAGAGTTGGCGATCTTCGAGAATGGAAAGATTTACAAACAACAAAAGGTTTTATAGAGTTAGCACAAGAGTCGCCTCGCATGAAAGACGATGGCTTTAATCTTGATTTTGCTAAAGAACAAGGCGCAACTTGGGTAGATATACCTGACACTTCAGATCCAAAAAATAAAAAGATTTGTAGGCTACTAGGTAAGGGAGGGAAGTGGTGTACAAAGCTTAATGATGAAGCGCTTAATTACGGATCTGGAGACAGCAGTCTTACTGTAATGCTTGATGGCGATGGGAAGCCTCATCTTCAAGTACAATTCACTACCTATAAAAATCACTTGGACAATGATGTCGTTTCAATTGCAGAGATAAAACCACCGGGCAATGGATTTAGCAGTAACAAATCACAGTCTTATATCAACAAAGACCCTAATTACGAATCTAAACTAACTGATTCTGTCATGGATTTTTTAAACAAAACAGATAATGAAAGGCTAGTTGGTAATATTAATCCTGACGAATTAGAAATGTACGGGCTTGTTGATATTGATGACAATATGGCTATGGGAGAGATATTTGATGAAAAATATGGCGGTGTTGATGGGCTTGACATGGATGATGTGCTAGATATTTATAGTATTTATGAGTCCAAAAGAAAATTTAGCCCAGAAAAAACACCTAGAATTATGCGCGAAAAGGAAGTAATGGACTACATAGATTCAGGCATATCTGATCTTGACCGAAGCGATTTTGATTTTGCTCGTGGCGGCTCAGTTAGTTTAGAATACAACTCTGATATAATAAATCAAATGGCAGAACGCTTACTACAGGAGGCTTAACGTGGCTGAAGAAATTGAAGTTGAAGTTGAAGAAGTAACAATGGTAGAGCTTCCAGAAGAAGAAGAGCTTGAGGTTGAGGATACTGAAGACGGTGGGGCCATGGTTCGTATGGAGACTGTTTCTGTGCGAGAGACTTCTGACCACTTTGAGAACATCGTGGAGGAAGTTGACCAGAGCTTACTGAAGACATCAATCAATGACTTGATGACTAAGATTGAGCGAGACAAAGAGGCTCGCCAGAAGCGAGACCTTCAGTATGAAGAAGGCTTGCGCCGTACTGGCTTAGGCGATGACGCTCCGGGCGGTGCCCAGTTTCAAGGAGCTAACAAGGTTGTGCATCCTATGCTGGTTGAGGCGTGTGTTGATTTCTCTGCACGTTTTATCAAAGAAGTGTTTCCCCCAGGCGGTCCAGTAAAGTCTAAGATCATTGGCGAGGCAGACAAGTCCAAGGTTGGAAAAGCCCAGCGCAAGACTGAGTTTATGAACTGGCAGACCACCGAGCAGATGGTTGAGTTCCGTTCAGAACTTGAGCAGCTTAGTACGCAGTTGCCGCTTGGCGGCGGTCAGTACATGAAGTTTATGTGGAACGCTCGATTCATGCGGCCTACTTCTGAGTTTGTGCCGATTGATGACATCTACCTACCATTCTCAGCTACTAACTTTTACACCGCAGAGCGCAAGACTCACGTTCAGTATATTACTCAGATGGAATACGAGAAGCGCGTAGAAGCAGGCATGTACGCTGATGTGGACTTACCTACTCCTACCGAGCCGGAGTTTAGTGCAGCTGAACGCGCTAATGAAAAGATTGAGGGCAAGCAAAACACCTCATACAATGAAGACGGGCTACGCACCATATTTGAAATTTACACGTACATGGATTTTGAAGATGGAGAAGGTTTGGCGCCTTACATTTTAAGCGTTGATAAGTCATCAGATAAAGCACTTTGTCTTTACCGTAACTGGGAAGAAGACGATGTAAGGCAAAAAGAATTGCACTGGATCGTAGAGTTTCCATTCGTTCCTTGGCGTGGCGCTTACCCTATCGGCCTAACTCACATGATCGGTGGCCTAAGCGGAGCCGCAACTGGCGCACTACGAGCGTTACTTGACTCAGCGTATATTCAGAACGTGCCCACATTATTGAAGCTAAAGGGTGGCCCAGGTGGCCAGACCTTGACTGTCCAGCCCACTGAAATAGTCGAGATGGAAGGTGGCGCACTTATTGATGATGTGCGTAAGTTAGCGATGCCCCTACCTTTTGCTGGACCTAGTCCTACTTTGTTTCAACTGTTAGGTTTCTTAGTTGATGCAGGCAAAGGTGTTGTGCAGACTTCATTTGAGAAGTTTAACGACCAGAATCCTAATGCCCCAGTTGGCACTACGATGGCTATCATTGAGCAGGGA